GTCGGCCTGGCCTCTACGTCCCTATACTCCTTCGAGACCATCCTTATGTCTAAAAAGAAACCGTTGCGGCGGCGGAAACCCCGCCCCAAAATGGTAACTTATGTCTCCATCTCCCAGTACACCAACGAGGTTGGCTTCTCTGTAACCCACGCAAAAACGTGGTTAAAACAGGATGTCATCGTCGGCCAGGATAACCCTGGTTGGGAGGAGAGGATTAGACAAGGTCTAGAAGCTGGTTCACCATACTTCAGAAGTCTGCGCTACAAAATCGTGCAGTCACCTCGTGTTATGTGGAAGTGGACTAGGCAAAAGAACGCCAATCCGGCCAATGGTACTCAAACGTATCAGAAGTCCGGTGAGGTCGCTCTGCGAGGGGCTCGGGGGGATTTCGATTTCTCCGTGCCAGACGTCTCAAGACTCAAGAGGCTGGCAACTCTAGCCTTCCTTGGGAAAGTGAGGGAAGTGAATTCTCCCTTTCAAGCTTTGCCGTTCTTAGGCGAGCTCAGAGAGACTATAGAGATGTTGCGTAACCCGTTAAGGGGAGTCACCCGACACACTGATGCGTATCGTCGTATACTGCGGCGTAATTCATCTCAAGTTATTGAAAGGCTTGAGAATCGTCAGCACATGCTTAACGATATGTACCTACAGTGGACTTACGGCGTCGTGCCCCTCATGAATGATATCGAGGGTATACTCGAAGCCGCTAGGGCTTTGGTGATTCAAGAACCAGAGCTCATCCCCTTGTCGGTGACACTCAAAGATAGGTGCTTCGGCACCGACCCTGCGACTGTCGATACTCCGATCTACCCGCACGTTATCCATCACATGTGGGAAAGTCGGTTAAAGGTACAACTAAAAGGGGCTGTTAAATCACTGGCAGACCACCCACTCCGCGACCGGGCTAGAGTTGTTGCAAGTCTCCGACTGCAAGACTTTGTTCCGAGCATGTGGGAGTTGTTACCCTACTCCTTTCTTGTCGACTACTTCACTAACGTAGGCGATGTGATTGGGGCTGCTTGCACTGGCACGCAGAGTCTCGTTTGGTACTGGGAATCAGTGGCTATGGCGAAGCGTCGTCAAACGACGTGTATACCGATGCCCTGCTCTTCGTATCACATTCGAGGCCCTCGTGTGCCATCCATTGGGATCGTGGAAACCCGCGAATTCCAACGTGACAAGCCTTCGCTTAACGTCTCCTTAAGAGCGTTTGAGTTCAATCTGCCCAACCTAGGGCAGACCATAAACACCCTGTCGCTGGTACTCGCCCGCGCAACTCGAGAGTATAGGGGTCCTCGGACCTCCGTTGCTTAAGATTGCGTGGGGGAGATAGCGTCTTCTACCCTGAAACGGGTACCATTCTTGGAGTATTCCAAATGTCCTTAGCACCGGCTTCGCCGATTGTAGGTGCAGCGATGACTGGTCTAACCAGTCCCACGTACACCGTCACGCTGGACTCCCCACCGAACTCGCATTCAAAGCAGTATGCGGTTACGGCTATTGGGGGCACCCAAACAGGTGTCACGATTCATAGTCCATCGAGTCCCTTCATCCTTATGCTCCAACGTCCTGCTCAGTTCAAGCAGCTGGCTCAGGTGAACCCTGTAACCGGCAAACTGATGACTGTGCCTAGGAATACTTGGCGACTTCTGGTCGTTAAGGGGGGCCTCCCTATGGCAGATCAAGCTCCTGCCAATATTGTGTTTAGGGCGGAATTTGCTATTCCGGCTGGGGTAGAGATAAACGATACGGCTAATTTGGCCGCTCTGTTGTCTTTCCTCGGAGGGTTGTTTTGGGTTGATGGGAATGATCTCCGCGCGTGCTTCACCTCTGGACTCCTCGGAGCCTAGGGCGTGTGCACGTTCACCGAAGATCTTGACGTTGTGGTTAAACTCCTTAGGAGAATCACGTGGATACTGCTGCTTTTAGCTCTGATCTTTTCGACGTCCTTAGTCGCGACCTGGGTTTCCGTACAGCGTCTGACGAGCTTAGGTTCGATCCTAAGTCTATCATCGATCCCTTTCGAACAGACTTGGGATATATCAGACGTGCCGCCTTCCTCACCTCCTGTCTCAAAAAGACCGAAGTAGAGAGCGACCCGTACGCTGAATCTAGAGCCCTGCTCAGTTTCTTGCAGGCAAACTACACCTGTAAGGCCTGGTCCCTTGGAGTCGGGCATGATCCAGCAATTGGTTTTGCGCTGGAGTATGCACGTGTCATGCTTCGCGATTGGTTTGAGCCCCAGTGTGGAACTCAGCTGGTCGTAAACATGGCATCCATTGAGCAAGCAGCCCGGTTTGGACCCGGGGTTTCTCTCGGCATGGGCAGACGTCCCACTCAGTTGTATTTCAAGCTGGGGGACAGCCCAATGACGGCTGGAACGGATTTCGTACGTTCCTGGTACGAGGTGTCGGTTCGACACAATCCGCTGTGTGAAGCGGCCGAAATGGCCCGAAAAGCACGGCACGGACCGATAGACTTGACGCCGGTTGGTAGCTTGTCGCTTCAACCGAAGTCGTATCTAACCAGAAGGGTCTGCGTTACCGAGCCTACCTGCAACACCTTTTTCCAATTAGGTTTAGGAGAGGTGATGCATCGTGTGCTGAAGCAGCACACAGGTATCGACTTCACCGTGCAGCCAGCGCGTAATTCAATGCTGGCCAAGTGGGGGAGTGAATACGGGATTTATGCCACTATGGACCTGAAGCAATGTAGCGACTACATCGCAACCGGTATGGTGGCGTATATGTTTCCTCGATCCGTCGTGCAATGGGTCAACGCGCTGAGAACCAGCGACGTCAATCTAAAGCCGTACGGCCTGGGAGACATGAATCTTGGTATGGTCTCGACTATGGGTAATGGTTACACTTTTGCCCTCCAGACAGCCCTACTCACTGCCGTTCTGTTCGGGGTCTACAAGACCCTAGATATTCCTATCGAGCGCCCTTGCGGTGCGGACTTGGGAAATTTCGGCGTGTTCGGGGATGACATTGTCGTGGATCACGAAGCCTTTAATCTCATGGCAAAGTGCTGTGAGGTCTTGGGTCTCGTGGTTAACCGCGATAAGAGTTTTGCGTCTGGTCCCTTCCGAGAGTCGTGTGGCTCTGATTACTTCCAGGGCCAAAACGTCCGGGGTGTCTACTTTAAGAGATATCCCCGGAGGAACGACTTGTACTCCATATTCAACCGCTCAGCGATCTGGTCAGCCAGATTCGGCATTCCTTTGCCAAATACCCTTAGATTCGTGCATTCCTGCCTAGCCCAAAAAGCTATGCAGTGGGTGCCGCCTGATGAGGGTATTACCAGCGGGTTGGTTTCACCTTACCCGCCAGAGGGGATTCCTTTTAAGGAAGGAAACTGGCATTACGCCTCCGATATACCGATCGTGTCAAAACTCAGGGTCGAACCCTGGGAAGTGATCGCCGGTACCTCGAACGTCTACTACGACGAGAGAGGGATCGAGAGGTGGCTGAGGAGTCTCACACTCGTGACTGGCTATGAAACACTTAATGAGCCAGCCATGCTCAAGACTCTACTGTATGGAGCACTACGACGCGGTACACTGAGTACCAGAATTTCGGACTCAGTTCACTACCGTACAGTCGCTAGGCAATCCCCACGGTGGGGGTGGTCTAGCGAGCCTTTGTTGGCAAACTTGTCAACCGAGGAACGTGACCGATGGGATCGGTCCCTCATACCCTTTCAGCAAATTGGGTAACTGAGGCCTTAGTTACAAGGACGAAAGACAGCCACGCG